GGCAACACAGATTAAATTCTTATACGGCCACTTACTTGAAGAGATTGTGTTGATGCTAGTACGCATGGCAGGACACAAAGTAACAGACGAGCAGAAAGAAGTATCCGTTAAGGGTATCATAGGTCACATGGACTGCAAGATTAACGGCGAGGTGGTTGATGTTAAGACTGCATCCCGCTTTGCATTCAATAAGTTCCGTGATGGTCGCTTGTCAGAGGATGATCCGTTTGGATACTTAGGTCAGCTTGCAGGTTACGAAGCGGCAGAGGGTACAGACAAGGGCGGGTTCTTGGTGCTGAACAAAGAGAGCGGCGAGTTGTGCATGTATGTGCCGGACGATCTTGATAAGCCCAACATTAAATCATCTATCAGTAAGCTATTACCTGCACTAGATCTTGACACGCCCCCTGCTTTATGTTATACTCCCATACCTGATGGGAAGAAGGGCAACATGAAACTTCCCAAGGGTTGTAGTTGGTGTAAGTACAAGCACCAATGCTACAAAGACTCTAATGATGGTGCAGGACTACGTACCTTTAAATACTCAAACGGATTTACATACTTAACAGAGGTTGTAGTTGAACCTAAAGTAGAGGAACTACTATGAACGGTAGGAAAGCTAAGCGTATTAGGTTGCATTCAGGAACTATTATAGTTGATTGGTTAAGGACTCTGCTTACTGAAGAAGAAGGTCAGAAGATCAACATCGAAAACTATAAGAACTTTATGCCAACTCAAACACACTTCATGGCACACCGCACCATGCACCTAAATGCTTACCACCCTAAGTGGATACGTAACAAGATACAGCGGTTGCTTAAACAAGATCCTAATCGTGTGATAGAAGAGATTACTTTAGGAGAAATCAAATGACTATCGAAGAAATGATTATTGCTACGGGTAGTTATCTGTACAACAACGAAACCAAGTCTGTTACTGACATAGATTCAGAGTTCTTAACTGACCTACGTCTACTGATAGATGCTGAGTTAGAGCGCAGAGAGGTGTCCATACATTGAATAAGATCAAGAAAGGTTACCGTAAAGCTAGGGTCAAGCGACCAGTAGAGAAGGATCTAGTTAAGGGCTATGACTCCAACTGGGAGTACGAGCTACACACAGGCATCCTAGACAACTGGAGTTTCCACACCGACAAAGTTCCGTATACAGTTTCGCATAATTACCACCCTGATTTCTTGCGGGAGATCGAGGGTAAGAAGATTCTTCTCGAAGCTAAAGGAAGGTTCTGGGACTACGCTGAGTTTAGCAAGTACATATGGATAAGCAAGACACTGCCTGACGATACTGAGTTAGTGTTTCTGTTTGCTAACCCTAGCGCACCAATGCCACAAGCTAAGCGCAGGAAGGATGGAACCAAACGAAGCCACGGTGAGTGGGCAAGTGCGAATAACTTTAGATGGTTTAGTGAAGATAGTATCCCTGACACTTGGATCAACCCCAAGAAGCGAGAAAGTTTTGACTGACATTAGCCGTAAAGACGAAAGGCGTGATAGGTTTGTAAGGAAGAAGAAGTTTAAGAAGATTACTTCGGCTTCTAAGTTGAAAGAATCTAAGCGCAAAGAACCCCCAACTAACTTTGATATTGAGGAAGACCATGACCAAACGATTAAATGATGTAACCCCAGAGGAATGGGATCGAGTCCGTAAGACACAGCCCCGAAATGAAAGAGCAGACGACCACGAAGATTTAGTGTTTAGCAAGTGGGTAGACTTAGCTATGCAGGAATCTCACGAGGAAGAAGAAGATTGTGTTAACAGCCCTACGCACTACAACACAGGAAACATTGAGTGCATTGAAGCCATTGAAGAGTCTATGTCCTCTGTAGCTTTCAAGGGTTATCTTAAAGGCAACTGTCTGAAGTACCTGTGGCGCTATGACTACAAAGGTAAACAGGTAGAAGACTTACAGAAAGCCACATGGTATTTAAGCCGTCTAACGCGAGTAGTATTATTTGAAAACGAAGGGGAGAAATGATGGATCAGTACCAACAGTTTATACACAAGAGCCGCTACGCACGATGGATACCTGAGCATAACCGTAGAGAAACGTGGAGCGAAACAGTCTTCCGCTATGTACAGTTCTGGAGAGATCGTGAGCAGATTACAGTTAAGGAAGGACAGAAGCTATACGATGCTATTCACAACCTAGAGGTTATGCCCTCTATGCGTTGCATGATGACAGCAGGTAAGGCACTAGATAAAGATAACGTAGCGGGATTCAACTGTAGTTACCTGCACATAGACTCGCCACGATCCTTTGACGAGCTGATGTATGTGCTTATGTGTGGTACGGGTGTAGGCTTTAGCGTTGAGCGTAACTTTATTAACAAGCTTCCAGAGATTGCTGAGAGCTTTCACGTAACAGACACCACGATCGTTGTAGCTGACAGTAAGATTGGGTGGGCTTCGGCGTTCCGTGAGTTGATTGCTATGCTATACGCAGGTAAGATTCCTAAGTGGAACACAGATAGGATACGCCAAGCCGGAGCAAGACTAAAGACCTTTGGTGGTCGTGCGTCAGGGCCAGAGCCTTTAGATGATTTGTTTATCTTTTGTATCTCTTTGTTTCAGAAAGCTAAGGGGCGTAAGTTAACCTCCATTGAGTGCCACGATGTGTGCTGTAAGATTGCAGACATTGTAGTTGTTGGCGGTGTTAGACGTTCAGCATTAATAAGTTTATCTAATTTATCTGATCAGCGCATGTCTAAGGCTAAGTCAGGAGATTGGTGGAGGAATGAAGGACACCGTAGGCTTGCGAACAACAGCGTAGCGTACACAGAGAAACCTGACTTTGAATCTTTCTTGTCTGAGATGCAGACCATGTATGAATCTAAGGCGGGCGAGCGGGGTATCTTTAGCCGTGTTGCCGCACAGAAGATTGCAGGGCGTAACGGCAGGCGTGATGCTGACCATGAGTTTGGTACTAATCCCTGTAGTGAAATTATCCTGCGCTCTAATCAGTTCTGTAATCTCAGCGAGGTTGTAGTGCGGGCAGATGATACGCTATCAACACTAAAGAAGAAGATTGAGACAGCCGCAATTATTGGTACACTTCAAGCTACACTTACAGACTTCAGATACTTGCGGAATGTTTGGAAGAAGAACACAGAGGAAGAAGCGTTACTAGGTTTAAGTTTAACAGGCATTATGGATCATCCTGTTATTGGAACATCATCAGATAAAACAGCGTTGTGGTTAGAGGAACTAAAGAATGTTGCCGTTAAAACTAATAAGAAGTGGGCTGAAAAGCTTGGTATCAATCAGTCTGTGGCTATTACATGCGTTAAGCCAAGCGGTACTGTATCTCAGCTTGTTGACTCTGCCAGTGGTATTCACCCTCGTTTCTCTAAGCACTATATTAGAAGAGTACGTTCGGACACTAAGGATCCGTTGGCTGAGTTTATGACTGCCGCAGGGTTTCCAGTAGAGCAGGACTTAATGAGTCCATCTTCGTTGGTGTATAGCTTTCCTGTTAAGTCTCCTAAGTCTAGTACAACAGTTAAACAAGTTGGAGCAATGCAACAGTTAGCTTTGTGGAAGCTCTATCAGAATCACTGGTGTGAACATAAGCCAAGCATTACCGTGTACTACACAGACGATGAGTTCCTGCAAGTAGCGCAGTGGATATGGGATAACTTTGACATCTGTAGCGGCATTAGCTTACTACCTGTTAGCGACCACGTATATCAGCAAGCACCCTATGAAGAGATAGATGCGGCGAAGTACAAGGAGTTAGTAGATGCTATGCCCAAGGATGTAGATTGGGGTAGGCTAGAAGACTTTGAGCAGGAGGACAACACCACTGGATCACAAGAGTTAGCGTGTGTCGGTGGGGCGTGTGAAATTGTCTAATAAAACAGAAGCCAACATCTTAGGCTTTAGGATACTGGTGAATGATCGGGGGCATGTCGTTACAGAAATGAGCGGCATCCCCGAAAAGGATCTTCATCTAGCGTTCAAGGATGATGAACTGTTAATGATAAGAAGCATTGTACATCTTACGAAACAAAAACTGGAGCCGCTCCATAAGTATTTAGAAGACGAGCTAAACGCCTTGAATCATGGGGCGGGTTAGCTTAAAAAGATATTGCCCATTATGCAGAAACAACATATTAAATTAATTATAACTAGAATAGTTCTTATGATTGCTACTGTATCAGCTTCGGAATCTGTGTCCCCCACTCTCTCGCCTAGACTCATGGCCCATAGCTTCCAAAACTTTTTCATAGTTAATCACTTTAAGTTATTTCTTTGACTTAGCACCCGAACATTTCCAACGCTTGCGTGACAAGTTGTTGGGGGTGTTCGGATCGTTTTGTTTCTTTTTAGATAGTCCTTTCTTTATGCCTAAACTTCTGGCGCAGTAACTATCTCCTTTCGATGTACCTGCCCTAACTCTAGAGCCACCATCTTTTGCTTTCCCTGCTTGACCATAGCTAACCTTCTTGCCACTGGCCGTTATCTTTACTTTAGCTTTACCTTTTCTGGGAGTTGCCATATCTAGACCCTATATTTTTTAGTTTTGGCCGCAATTTTCTTGGGCTGTTTACTGTGTTGTTTACCTTGAGCAGTATCTTTCTTTTTCTTTTTGGTTGTTGCCGCATACTGTGCAGGTGTCAAAGCCTTTATAGCTTTCTTAGGTAAGTATCTCTCACCTGTTTTAGCACTAGGCTTTCCAGACTTTGTAGTCCACTCCTGCTTAGTCCATTTCTTCAAAGACTTCTGAGGTTTCTTTAGCGACACTTGTGCGTACCTTTTGCTTTCACCTTAGATTTTTTAGACAAGTCCTTCAAATGAAATAACTTTACACTTGTCTTGGTGTGAGACTTGTTAGTGTGTAAAGTTCCGTCAGCCATCTTATGACTAGAACCTTTATGCTCTGTACCGTCTTTCTTATAATGTTTAACACCTTTCATTTGTAACCTCCTCCTTTAGCTTTGTATTCTTTAGCAAGCATCTGCGCCTTTCGTGCAGACCACTGTCCTGCTTTGCCACCCTTAGTACCTGCTTTAATCTTATTGAATAAGTTCTTACGCATTGTAGGCTTAGTATAGTTACCCGCCGCGTTGACTGTTGATTTTTTCTTAGCCGCCATTACTTGTTCCTCTTATTTAATTATCTTCCTTGCTTTGCTCTGACATCTCTTACCGCAGTTTTGATTGCATCTTCAGCAAGTACTGAACAATGAATCTTAACTGGTGGAAGTGCCAACTCTTTGGCAATGTGCGTGTTTTCTATCTTCTCAGCTTCATCTAAATGCTTACCTTTAACCCATTCGGTTAGAAGTGAACTTGAAGCTATGGCTGAACCACAACCGTAAGTCTTAAACTTTGCATCTTCAATAATCCCTTGATCATTAACACGAATTTGCAGACGCATTACATCGCCGCAAGCGGGAGCGCCTACCATTCCAGTGCCGACATTTGTAGATGTCTCGTCTAACTGGCCTACGTTCCTTGGGTTTTCATAATGATCTATAACTTTTTCACTGTAAGCCATAATAATGACTCCTAGTTGAGAGTGTATACTTTTAACTTTTGTGCTTTACCTTTAGCTTCAATCGGTGACAAAGGTTTTAACTTAATACTAGAACCTTTCCTAGTACTGAACCCTATCAACACATCTACACCTGCCGCCTTAGTACCTGACTCAAGCCTAGCCGCAATGTTTACTGCGTCCCCTATGGCTGTATAGTCAAAGCGTTGCTCTGATCCCATGTTACCTATGATTGCCTCGCCGCTGTTAATACCTATGCCAATCTTGATAGGCGGTAATCCTTTAGCCGCAAACTCTACGTTCAACTCTTCCATGTTTATTGCTATCTGTTTAGCACACTCTATGGCTTTGTCTTCGTGGTCTTCTAAGTCTAGGGGCGCACCGAATATTGCCATCATGGCGTCTCCGATGTATTTATCTACGCAACCTGAAAATTTTGAAACTGCTGATTGCTGTGCAGTAAGGGCTTTATTCATTATATACGTTACTTCTTCGGGGCTTACACTCTCTG